TAATAAACTCAAGTTCTATTTTAGATTTTTCAGCTAGTCTTTCATCTAATTTAATCTTTTCCTCTTCTTGTTCTTTCAAACAATCTAGTTTATATCCTAAATATCCAAAGATTCTCATTACTTCACCAAAATCTCTATTGTAAATCTCCATTGAATAGTCCATTTGCCAATGAAAAAGTCTTGTATTTATTTCAACATCACTTTCACATCTATCTATATAAACTTCAATAGGTTGATTTTCCCAATCTTCTACTACAGGTTTTCCAAATCCTAATCTTTCTCCCCAAGCTGCTAAACCATGTTTAAATTTAGAAACTGGATAATGATAATAAGAGATACCTAAAGTGTCAATTAACTTTGTTTCTATTTTAACTTTAAGAATCTTTTCTAAAACTGGAATATCATATTTAATAATATTATGCCCAACTAAGATTTCCTGATTTAATACAAAACTCTTTATTTCTTCATTGTCTGTTAATGTTCCTGAAGCTATTTTTTCTTTACCTTCAAAAATACTAAATGATAAACAATGCAGTTTATCTACTGTGTCTAACAAGCCATTAGTTTCAATATCGAATATTGTATATCTCATCTTTAAATTGCTTTAATTGAATAGATATAAATGTTATTATATCTTTTATTGTTCTTTTCAGAACCTTGGAATAAATACTCTATTTCAACTGTGGAACCTTGTTTGATTCCTTCAGATTCAATCATTTTTAATTTACCATTTCTTAATTCAGGAAATAGTATTTGTCCATCTGGAGTTTCTACTGTAAGTACTCTTTTGTAAAGGTCAGGTATTCCTGCTCTTTCAATGTGCACTAAATCTCCAACTAAATGTACTGTTCCTTTTAAGTTAAAATAACTTTTTTCTACGTGATTACTCATACTTTATATAATATTAATAGGTTACTTGCTCTGGTCACTGCTGTGTACAATAACCTTTCTCTTTCTGTTTTGTTTTTGTTTAAACCAAGATTTTTAATGTTGACAATAGATTGTTTATAAGTGGAGCCCTGACTTTTATGAACAGTTATTGCATGATTATATTTCATATCTGCAAAACTTTCTTTAAATTTATAAAAGTCTCCCCAGTCAATAACTTTTGCTCTACACATACTTCCTAGATTCTTTAAAAGTTTTTCAAAATCTTTTTCAGAGTCTTCATGTATAATTATAATATTTTCAACAGGTTCTTGAGCTTCCTCAGAAAACTTTGCATTTATTGAATAATATTTTAATTTAATAGGATTAAAAGTTGTTGTACTTTCAAAGACACCTTTTGCCTTACCTGAAGGGTAAAGAAAATCTTTTTCTTTTACCTCTACAGATTCTACTTTAATTTCTTGATTAGTATAATACTCTTCATTATATGGTTCATTAAAAACTAAGGTTTCATCTAATTCTACCTTACTAGGATTATCCCCATAAATTCTCTTTCTAACAAGATTGTTAATCATATCTACTTCCTTGTTAGTCCAAGCAAGATATTTCAAATCATCTGTCCCATTTACAGTAGCTAATGTTTCAACTACTTGTGCTAAATTGTTACTGAAAATATACCCTTTGTCTTCTAATCTTTTATCTGCCTTACTTGCTATAACACCTAAGTTTCTACTTAAGTCTATAATTGGATTTCCTTCTCCTTGTCTGATAATTTCAGTTAATTCTACTTCAGGGTAACTTACATATACAATGTAACCTGTTCCATTTAGATTCTTAACAATTGTACTTTTTCTAGTTTGTAGATTATAAAAATCTAGTGCTTCATCATTTGAATCAAAGTGATGAGGTTGCCCTAAAAACACTGGGGATTCTTCTTCTCCAACTGGATTTAATTGTTTTTTATCTCCTATAAAAATGACAATACTGTTATTTCTTTTGGCATGTATCTCTACATATTCTAGTAATTCAGTATTCAACATTGATGTTTCATCAATTATAAATAATGATACACCTTTTAATGGTGGATATTTTTCACTAAAATATGGTTTAAAAGAGATTTCACCTGTTTTGTAATTAATCTGCTTTTTAATTTTAAGAGCAGAATGAACTGTGGTAAATTCAAGATTTGGTCTTTCATCTACTTTTTCTTTAACTACAGCTACAGCTTTGTTTGTGGGAGCAGAACAATATATTTTTCTACTTGAAGGTATTCTCATACTAAGCCTACCTATTAACTCATTTACTAAATAAGTTTTTCCTACTCCTGCACTTCCTGAAAGTAAAAGTCTTTTTCCATTTGATAAAATATCAAGACATTCTTCCAGTTTTTCACTTTGATGTGCTGTTAAACCCATACTTTTTTCTTCATTTATTTCGTTTTTGTTACTAAATAAAAACTCTTTATGATAAGAAAAATAAAAAGTAGGGTCGGATTTCTCCTATCTACTTTTTACTTATTTTATGCTGCTGCATCTTTTTCCCACTTATCAAGTGTTTTTGCATGATGCCCTGGTCCAGATTGAATATCTCTTCCTACAAAAGGACTACATAAAATAAATTTACCATTTGATGCCTTTCTAAAAAAATCCATTCTATTGAAAGTCCCATTCCACACCATTCTAATATTTCCTCTTTTAATTTTTCTTCTTACTGATTGTGCCATATAATAATTATTAATGATTTAACTTTTGTTTTTCCCTTTTATCTAAGTAATAGTAAAAGATTTGAATTTGTTTTGAAAGCTTCTAAAGGAGTTAATGGATAATCTTTATAAGGATTAATATGTTTTATTAATTTACTATGTTCCATATAACCTGTTATAAATTCATATAAAGGTACTGGTTCATTTCCTACTACATAAGATGTAATAGTACCATAAGTTCCTTTCCAATCTTTTGGATTTTCTAACCAATGGTCATCAATATCTTCTCCACATTTAACCATAAGTATTTCTCCATCCTCTTCTCCCATATAAATAAAAGAAGGTTGGTCTTCTATACAAGCAGATTGAACTTCACTGAATTGTCCTTTCCCCACATTTGTCCACCATTTTCTAGGTGAAGACTCTAATGTTGGTAGATGAGGGACTAATACCATAAAATCTGCACTACTTCTTAATTCTGAATCATACTCTCCTCCTTTGTACTCATGAATCAAAAAACCTCTGGAAGTTAGTTGATTTCTAACTTCCTGAAGTTTCTTTTCTTCTACTTTTAGTGATTTACTTAAATAAACAATTAATTGTCTATTACTTTTTTGCACTGGTATAAAGGTCTTTATTAACTTCAGTAGCTATCTCAATTTCCTTTTCCACTAGCACTAAATCTAGTTTCGCTTTATGATAAACTTCATTAAAAGTATCAGTGTTTATATCACTGATTTTTCCTTCTACTAGTTTATCAATAGTTTCTTGAGCTTTGTCTTTTCTAGCTTCTAATTTATCTAAAAGAGCTTCTTGACCACGTTTTAGAGCTTTAGCAACTCTTGTTGCTTGTTTAGCTTCTTTTTCTTCTTGAGTTTTTGTAAATAAACTTAAAATTTTCATCTTTTTTCTTTTTAAATGATTAATAATAATTTGTTGTTTTTGTTTTGTTGACAATAATATAGATTCTTTATATGTTGAATCTCATCTTTATCCTTATAATATTCAATTTTTTGCATAGGAAAATTCATAAAGAATTCTTCTACTGTTTCTGGTGGTACTTTATTACTATATTCATATTCAGAGTTTAAATTAGCTTTATAGAAAGTTCCATTGTAGTTAACTATATGAGCACTTCCTCCTCCTATTTTATATACTAAACATAAATAATTATTTGTATTGTAAAAAAGTTGCCATTGTTTTAACTCTTTAGCTTTCATAATAAAAGTAATTTATAATTTTCAATTTCTTCTTTATATGGGTCAAATCCCATTGTATATTTACCAATACCTAAAGGAATTTCTAAACATGGATTAACATCTTTTGATTTTTTAAAATCTTCTAAATGTTTAATCTGTGCATCAGTTAATTGAATAACTTCATTACTCCATCCACCATACATTTGTCTATAGTACTTTTCTTTTTGTTCTCTTGATTCCCACATAGTTTTTGTTTTATTAAATATAAGCTTTGTTTATCTCACCCATAGTCTTCAACTCTTGGTAAACCAAGTCTAATATGAAGTCTTTTCCCAATGAAAATCTAATCCTTTTGTGAATGCAGGAATAACTTAGTTCTACTTCCTCTTTATGTAGAATACTTATATTATTAATTTAACTTATTTCTAATTTCTTCAAGAGTCACTTGATTAAAGAACTTACCATCTTTAAAGATTGTTTGAAGAGCCCCTGTTTTTTCAGATTCCCAATCTACTTGGTCACTTAAAATATAACCTTTGTCTCCAAAATCTCCTACAGAAACATATGATGTTCCATCTGGGTATTTATTTATTTCCATCTATTAATTGTTTTAAGGTTTTTGGAACAAAATCTTGGACTTCCATACAAACATTTATGTATCTTTTGTCTTGAATAACATATTTATCATGAATATGTCCATGAATGTTATAACCAACTCTAAATTCTAATTCCATTGGATGCACTGGAGAATGTGTTAACCAAATATTTCCAAAGGTTTTATCTCTAATTTTAGTCATCCCATGTATAGAATTCACATGGTTTAACACATGTTTTGTATGATTTCCCATATCATGATTTCCTAATATTACTTTTTTGTAACCATTAAGTCTGTCTAATATGCTATAATCATTCTTTTCCATAGTAATATCTCCTAAAATCCAAGTAGTATCTTCTTTACCTACTACTAAATTCCATTGAGCTACTATGTTTTCATCATGACAATAACTATCTGGAAAACCTCTCTTTACAGCCATATTATGATGCCCAAAATGTGGGTCACTTATAAATCTTATTATTCCTGACATAGTTTTTAAGTTTTAATAAATTTCATGTTCTCTACAGAACATTTCTAAAATTGCTTCTTGAGGTCTAAATATAACTGCATCTTTTGCTTCTACAGAATTCATTTTAGTGGCAAGGTTTTTTGATATCCCTCTACTTTGAATATAAAATATTTTTTCTTTAATAGATTTAAGGTCAAAATATTTTGAGTCTTCTATTTCTATTTTATATTCATTTTCATCACAACTTAATAAATGTTCAAATGTTTCTCTTGAAATAACATTATATTCTTCAGGGTAAAATCTACAAAGTTGTTTTTCAACATAACATTGAAC